AACCCGCCAATCGTGTCGCCCCCTTTGCCTTGGAAAACTTGACGTTAAGATGCCAAACCATGAACCAACTTGTATTCAACTGGGCCGTGGCCCTCGCAGGCTTTCTCGGTGGATGGGCGCTTAAAGTGATTTGGGATTCCATCAGCGAGGTGCGTAAAGATCTCAAGCAAATGGATTCCAAGATGCACAATGACTTTGTGCGCCGCGATGATTTCCGCGAGGCGATCCGCGAGATCAAGTCGGATATGAAGGAGGGTTTCCGCAGCGTTAACGACACGCTTGGCCTGATCTTTAAGAAGCTCGACAACAAAGAGGATAAGTGATGGAAATGGGGGTGGTAGAGCTACTGATTAAGGCGTGGCCGATACTGCTTGCTTTGATCACGCTGATCATCGTACTCGCCAAGCTCGATTTACGGGTGGCGGTGGCTGAAGAGAAGATAAAAACCCTATTCCAACTCTGGAACAAAAAGGATGGCGAGAAATGATCGCGCAGCTGCTGCCCTTTGCCGCAAAGATCGTCGATAAGCTCATTCCCGATCCCCAGGCTAAAGCTCAAGCGCAGATGGATCTGGCCAAGCTCGCAGCAGATGGTGAGCTTGCGAAGATGGCAAACGAGACCGAGCTTTACAAAGCCGAGCAGGACAACGTGACGAGTCGCTGGCAGGCCGACGCTGCGACGAACTCATGGCTCGCGCAGAACATTCGACCGATGACGCTTGCTTACATTCTGACTGCGTACCTCGGGCTCGCCCTCCTCGATGGGTTTGGCATCAAGGTGGCTGAAGCCTATGTGACCTTGTTAGGCCAGTGGGGAATGCTGGTGATGAGCGCCTACTTTGGCGGGCGAACGCTCGAGAAGATCATGGATATGAGGAAAAAATAGTGGATTGGCGCCTATATCCAAACTTCAGTGCATCCGAGTTCAATTGCTCACACTGTGGCAAAAATGAGATGACCCCTGAGTTTTTGTCCAAACTCCAAGCCTTACGCATGGCCTACGGTGCGCCGATGCGAATCACCTCGGGTTACCGCTGCCCAGAGCACCCCATAGAAGCGAAGAAGATGAAGCCTGGCGCCCATGCGAGCGGGTGCGCGTGCGATGTGGCGGTTGACGGCCAACAGGCCCACAAGCTCTTAAAGCTCGCCTTTGAGCTCGGATTTACAGGGATCGGCGTCAACCAGAAAACGTCAGGTCGATTTATCCACCTTGATACGCTGACCGAGGCGCCGCGGCCTAACGTCTGGTCATACTAAATAGCTCTCGAGCGACGATATCGGCCTCGACGTCAAGGCCGTGCGATCGCATTCGGTAGAGGATCTCGGCCAAGGTCGGCTCTTCGCGCTGGCCGTACCCCCAAGGATGGCGCTTTAACTCACGCTCCCATGCGCCAGGTTCTGAATCCTTGTCGATCATGTTAACCCCCACCACACCGCTCCAACGCCTACAAAAAACCCGAGGCTAAACCAAAGCAGGAATGTCGAGGGCTGATCGCGCTCGGCTTCCCACCGTAATCGCTGCTCCTCGAGTAACTGTGCTTTAAGGCGCTCGAGCTCGCTCACCAGTAATCCACTCCGCTTCGATGGCACCTTGCATTTGGGGTAGGCACCCAGCGCCATTTGTAATTACGCCAGGCTCGATATCGCTCTATCCATCGTCGGATCATAAGGCCTCCACACTGTAGCTATCGGAAGGTGATCTCCACTCTTTGTCAGGCTTGGGGTCGATCCAGCTAGGGTCTGACCATAGCAATCGGTTATTGGGGTACGCAATCAGCTGCCCTTTGCCTGCCCCTTTTGAACCGTCGAGGGCGATGACATGATGGTTTTTGTGCTGATCGCTGGTTTCTGACCACCCATCCTTGGCCCAATCGATCGTGAATAGGTAAGTGCCTTTACGGATCTGACCGTCGCGGCCTAAAGCACTGACTCTGTGGTTGCGTAAGAACGCGAAGGCGTGCACCTGAGCGTAGTAGCCATAACTATCCCACCAGGCGCAGAGATTAACTGAGAGTGGCTCACAGGGCGCTATACAGAGCGCGTGGATAGGAATGCGAGCCCACTGTGCGCCCGAGGTTAACATGACCTGGAACATAGGCACTCGAGCAGGTTCTGCGCGAAACCCGAATATCGTCGCCTCGGTGTAAGTTCCTTGGCCTTTTGCCTGGTCATAGAGAAACTCATTGCGAACGTAGCACTCGACATAAGGGGTGTCGCATAGGAAGTTCATACCAACCCCTCCTTAACTAGTTGCGCGATCGTGCGCGCCATGCCGTCATAGTGAGCAAGGCGTAACTCATCGCGGGATAGGCCGCTCTTATTCGTGCGACCGTCGACCTCATCGTGGCACGCAGAACACGCCCAGGCGCCAAGGAGATCAGGTGCTTTGGTTCCCATGCCTGATATGCCTGCAAGGCGTATATGGGCCAATACGACGGTTTGGCTATTGAAGTTACAGACGCCAGGAATGCGTACCGTGCATCCGCGATCCTTGGCGGCCTTGCGAAAATGAGCACTCATACCTTGATGTAGCTCATCACGCGACGGGCGTGAGCTTTGGGATCTTTGCTATGTTCCATCCCCGCCTCGACGATGGCGCCGGCTTTGAGCCACTGGCGCACCTTGCCGCCGACTACGGCTGACCAGGCATTCGGGTGGTGCGGTTCCTCGATGCCGCTCGATTGCAGCGAGAGGCGCAGATCCTCGCCTGTAAACGACACCCCCGAGGGCGCGTTGGCAAACCAGTCGTTAAGGGCCGTTTTACAATGGTCTCGCCAAGGTACGGAATTCTCCTCGACCTGGGCCATTCCCTTATCACGTAAGCGTCGACCGAGGTCGAACAGTATCGATAGTTGATTCATTTCATCTCCGGTTCTGGTATGACAATCCCAAGCTCCGCGCAGCGCTGACTGATGAACTCTAGGTAATCCGTGAATTCCTGCTTATTCAGCGTTGAGCTTCGTTTTAACGGGCGCATTCGCTTACGCCCAAACCCCTCAAGCACTTCCCAGCCGAAACATTCGCCTAGGTAATACTCATGCAGATCGTCGCGCTGCCAGCCCGCGAGCACCTCGCCGCCTGCCTCAAGAATCGAGGGGTACACCACCCCCCAGAGATAGGCGTTTTGTTGGTGGGTGCGAGGCTTACGCCACTCGACGATTTCGATCGACCAGGACTTGCCGCGATCAAGTGCGGTGATGACGCCTGTCAGCGCTTTAATCACCTGCTCGGGCGGCGTACCTTTGGGAAAGACGCGCTTCATTGCCCCTCGCGCTCGCCTTGCATCACTCGCGATGCCGCCAAGTTCCACTCAGACTTGTACTCAACGTCCTGCCACTCAGGAAACCAAGGGCCGCCTCGAGTGAAGTGAACGGCGACCGGATCGGGCTCATCACCTGGGCCGTACCACCCCTCAAGATAGTTAAATTTGACAGGCAACGAGCCGATGCGCGAAGGGTCGGGTATCCACTTAAACTGATGCAAATACATTCCACTTTGGATGTTGACGATCTCAGGGGTGAGCGCTTTGCTCTCCTCGGCCTCGCAGTTCCACAGAATGCAACTTGACCAGTTTTTCTTGGGATAGACCGTTTGCTTGCACCCATCCATTTTGGTTTCTTCGCTGGGGGTGTAGTCATGCTTGACCACCATCACCGCCTTGTTAAGGTCGGTGTACTCAAGGATCTCGGCGATATCCTTGCGAAACAGAAAGTCGCAATCAACGAATAACGCCCAGCCCTTATACCCCGCAAGATGCGGCACCAGAAATCGCGTAAAGCTAAACTCGGTGCTCGATAGCGGATCTCGGTCTCGCGTGTAGAGCCCGAGCCGACGTAGCTCAGACTGCACGACAGGCTGAATATCGAGCGGTATCGTCGAGCGCTCAAGGAGTGTTTGTCTCGCAACCTTGTACGCGATCTCCTCGCGAGGATCGTAGCCGATAAATATGCGAAAGGCGTTCATGGTTAAAACGGCAGATCATCATCAAACTCGACATCAACCTTGGCCTCGGGTTTAGGCTTCGGCTCCGTCACGCTCAAGCTCATAAAAGGCTTGCCGGCCTTGGACTTTTTCATACGGCCAAAGATCGTCCACTCTTTGCCCTCGACGTTGAGCGAGCCGATGTAATCAGGGCTCTTATCGGAACGCTTCTCGCCGGCTCGGAATAAGACACCCGTATTCGTATTGTCGTAGGTCACAGTTTCACCTCATTCAGTTTGTTAACCTTGTCATCCAACTCACCTAGGAACATCGATATCTCGGCCTCGATCTCCGCAATGCGCGTGTCATCGCGTTCGACGCGAATGATCAGCAGCTGCAGGTGCTCAGGGAGGCGTGGATCGTAGGCCGCGAAATCGCACCACTTCGCACCCGTCACCGCCATTTGAAATTGCATCTGTGCCAAGTATCGCGCAGGAATCGTGCGCGTCAGAATCCACTCCAACATAGTTGCGGTGTTAGGCGCCTTGATCTCGACCAGGCCTTCGCCGACAACGCCATCGGGAGACGCCCCAGCGCCCGCAATCGTCGGGTGGTCAATAAACCCCACCTCTTCAACAAGCTCGCCTGTCTTGGCGCTATAGGCCGCTCTGGCCTCGGGCTCGGTCTGAGTGCCCCACTCCATCGCGGCGTTTGAGAATCCCTCGGTAGGCTTACCCGTCAGTCGCTCGACGATCAGCTGGGCCATTAAGTTATCGCGACTCGCTGCGTAGCCTGATCGGGTTTTGGCGATGACATCAGCCACGCGGCTAGCAGTAACTTTGCCGAGCCGCGACTGTAGCCATTCTTCGCGGTTAACTTGTTGGTAGGATTGCATTACTTTCTCCTTGTCCAAACAATGTCTATTTCGTTCATTGGTTCTTCGTTGTCA